CCCGGCACACAGGCGGGATACGAGCTATGCAAGCAGTTATGGATTTATCACCCGCTAGGCGGCAAGTTGGTTGAAAAGCCGGTCAATCTGGCCTTATCCAAGCCGCGCAAGATCAATGTTGATGCCGAACCCAAAGACATGCTGACCGAAGCATTTGAAACCGAATGGGAGGCGCTGGGCGCCACTAACCACATTCGGGACGTGATGTACATCAGCAGGTGTTATGGCGCTGGCGGCATTGTCTACGGATGCCCGATCATTCCGACTGATAAGCCGATTGACCCATGGGCGTTGCCCGGGATGGAACTCTATTTTAACCAATTGGATCCGCTCAATATGGCCGGATCCATTGTCACGAACCAGAACCCCAACGCGCCTGATTTTCAAAAACCGTTAAATTACACGACTGCTGCCGGACAGCCGTATCATCCGAGTCGCGCCAGTGTGGTATTTAACGGCACGCCGATCTACCTGGCGTTCCAATCATCGTCGTTCGGTTACACCGGGCGGTCGGTATTTCAGCGCGTTCTCTATCCGATGCGGTCCTTCATTCAGTCAATGGTGACGGATGACATGGTGACGTTCAAGGCAGGGTTGCTCATTGCCAAAGTCAAACAGGGCGGCTCAATCGTCAACGGTTTGATGCAGGCATTCTCCGGCATCAAGCGATCATTGCTGCAACAAGGCACGACTGGCAACGTCTTGAGCATTGAGCCGGACGAGGAAATTACATCAATCGATCTGCAAAATACTCACACAGCAATGACGACCGCGCGCGACAACATTGTCGCCAATATTGCTGCCGGATCGGATGTGCCTGCGCAATTGATCAAAGAGGAGGCGTTTGCCAACGGCTTCGGTGAAGGCACCGAGGACAGTAAATCAATCGTGCAATTTATCGATGGTGTGCGTGTGGACATGGCGCCGCTATTCCGGTTCTTTGACAAGATCGTAAAGCATCGCGCCTGGAGTCCTGATTTTTTCGAAGCGGTCAAAGCGGATTGTCCTGAGATTTATGAAGGTCTGACTTATGAGCAGGCGTTTTACAAATGGGACAAGGCGTTCAAACCCAAATGGGAATCGCTGCTTGAACAGTCTGCCGAGGAAAAGGCTAAGGCTTACGAGTACAAAGTCAAAAATATCACTGAGATATTGCGCACCATGTTGCCGGTTGTTGATCCTGAGAACCGCGCAGTGTTGCTACAGTGGGCCGCCGACAATTTGAACGAGATGCCTGAAATGTTTTACAGTCAGTTGATTATGGATTATGAAGCACTGGCAGAATATGTGCCACCTGTACCAATGGCTGAACCGACTGAACCTAAACCAAAATAGGAAATTGTCATGAACTCATATGATCCAAGAAAATCTTACGCTGGTGCTGGCAAATCGGGCATTACATCAATTCAATGGGTTGATATGACACTCGACTCGAATGAATATCTGGATGAAACCCACAAAACTGATCTGAGTTCTAAACATCTGGTTATGGTCACACTGAATCAAACGCATCTGCGCGAACTTTCAAAATCACACCCCGAATATTTTAGCAGCGTGCCGCCGGTTGAAATGGAAAACATGGATGTCGCGCTTGCCGATCCAGACTCATATTCGTCCAAATTTGCAAAATGGCTTGACGCCAAACGTGCCAGAATATGAGCGACTTCTACACCGTCCTGTCGGCTGCGGTGAATGATTTTATCGCGCATGGCTACAATGACGAGCAACGCCTGAAACAATGGGTCGTCAAATTGCGATTTGCTGCAGCGCGGTCGCTTATCCCTGATCATAAAATGGAACAGGAAATTTCCCGCGCGCTAAATAAGGCGTTCGACCGATTGGTCATTCGCGGCGGTCTGGTGAATAAAGACATTTCCCGATTTACCGTCGATAAGCTCAAACCCCAATTGCGCCAGGAATTACAACGGCGCATCTATGCCAGTACAAACCTAATTAAAGAGAACCGCGAAGAGGCGATTAATTCCACGCTACGTCGGTTTCAAGGCTGGGCCACGTCGATCCCTGACGGTGGCTCTAATGCAGTTGATAAAGTCGCCGAAAAGACCAAAATTAAAAAAGATTTAGCGTCGATACGATTTAAGCAAAACCGGGTAATTATCGATCAAACCCATAAATTGATCGGCGCTATCAATGAAGTTGTGGCCACGGATGCCGGTGCCCTAGGTCTGATCTGGCATTCAAAATGGCGTCAGGCTGGCTATGATTATCGCGAAGATCACAAAGAGCGCGACGAAAAAATTTATCTGTTGCGTGATACCTGGGCCACAAAAGCCGGATTGCTGAAGCCGATAAATGGGTTTTATGATCAAATTACTGCGGTCGGCGAGGAGGTATTCTGCGGATGCCATGCACAGTACGTCTATAATTTGCGAAGATTCCCCGAAGAATTTTTAACTGAAAAAGGTAAGATTCATTTACAATCCAAATTACCGGCAAATGGTGTGAAGTAGATCGCCCCTAGCGGTTGATCTGGCTGACCGTCTTACGACTGAGTGTGTCGGTTCCCGGTTAGTTCTCAAGGCTGCGCCTGCATCAAATTGCTGTTAAATTTATAAGGTTATCGAATGCCGTCCACATCGTCAGCGCAACATCGATTAATGGAAGCTGCGGCCCATACTCCGGGCGGCTATGGTGGCGTGCCGCAATCTGTTGGCAAGGAATTTGCTGCGGCTGATGACGCGCCGGGTTCCAGTATTGATAACCCGTTGATAGTCTACGCCTCAGAAGCTAAAGCAGCAGGCATCATGTTCGTAACGCCCGAAGGCGAGACATTGCTATTGCGACGCGGCAACGGTGGCGACTATCCGGGCGTATTTGGTCTGCCGGGGGGTCATCAGGAAGAAGGCGAACATCTGGCGCAAACAGCACGTCGCGAAGCGCTGGAAGAAACCGGTTTCGACTATGACGGGTCCTTAAAATTACTGCATGATGATGGTCATTTCCAGACATTTATCGCCCGTGACGTTCCCAAATTTGACGTTAAAATTTGCGATGAATCGACCGGGTTTGTGTGGGCAATGGCCGATGCTGCCCCGAATCCCCTGCATCCTGGATTGACCACATCATTTAAAATTGCTGGCGCCCGCACTGAGTTTGACATTGCACAACTGATGGCCGACGGCATTTTGCCAAGCCCACAATTTTATTCAAATATCACATTGCTTGCGATCCGCATAACTGGTACGGGAATGGCATATCGTTCCAAAGATCAGGAATATGTCTGGCGCGATCCGGCAATTTATTTAAATGATGATTTCCTTAAACGATGCCAGGCGCTGCCGGTAATTATGGATCATCCGGGCGACGGTGACGGCCCGACGATGTCATCTAAGGAATACACAAAACGGAATATTGGTAGTATTATGTTGCCATATATCAAAGGCGACGACGTTTGGGGTATTGCACGATGCCATGTGGATGACGCGATTGCAAAAATTATCGCCGATCCAGAAAACACGAGCACATCACCCAATGTCGTATTCAACGATGCCAGCGGTAACATGCTGGTGAAGGTTGAAGGGGAAGACCCGCTATTGATTGAAGGACAACCATTCTTAATTGATCACATTGCGATTGTCACTGGAGAACAGGGCGGGCGCGGTGTGTGGGATAAAGGTGGCGATGCAAATGGTGTTTTATTAACTAATAATGAGGTGTCAGACATGAGTGATCCAGCTAAAGAGGGCGCAAAAGCTGACGCCCAGATTCAACCAAGCATCAGCGACTTACTGGCCGCAATTACCGGCATGACTACTGCCGTCACTGGCATATCGTCCCGTATGGACAGCATGGAAAAGAACATGCCGGCGCCAACACTGCGTAGCGCTGCCGACTCTGATGAAGCTACCAAAGAGAAGGAAGACAAGGCCAAAAAGGACGCGGCTGAAAAAGAAGAAAAAGATAAAAAGGACGCCGAAGAGAAAGAGGCTAAGGATAAGAAGGACGCCGAAGACGCCAAGAAAGATGAAAATCTGACGGAGAAAGAGATGGAAGACAAAGCCAAAAAAGATGCCGACGATGAAATGTCGATGGCTGATGCTCAGGCTAAAGCTGACTCCGCATATGCATGTTTCGGCAAATCCGCATCGCGCGCGCTATCCGGCGAAACCTTGCTCAATTACCGCAAACGTTTAATGCGCGGTCTGCAAAATTACTCCGATGACTGCAAAGCAATCAATCTGGCCGACGTTAAAGATGTGACCACGTTGAATATGCTAGAAGCCAAAATTTATGCTGATGCGCTGAAACATGCCACATCGCCGAAGGCTTACGCTGACGGCCAATTGCAGGCTGTTCGCAGCACAGCGTCGGACGGTTCGGGCCGCACGATCACAAAATATTATGGTGATATCAATAGCTGGCTCGGTCAGTTCAAAAGTTCGCCATACCGTGCAACTGAATTCCACACCGCAAACAACGCTAAACGCTAAGGGGCGAGATTATGAGTGCAAATATTTCCTTTAACCCGATGGCGACAACAAACGCCGGTGGGTTATTCAATGTCAATTCCGCAGGTTATGTCCAGGGTGATGCTCAGGATGATCCGGCAATTCGATTCAAATTGGCAGGCGGTATTTTTGCCGCAGCCAATACAAATCCGATCTGGGGCGGC